TAGGTATTTCAGAAGTAAAGACTGATGACGAAGAAGCTAACGACTGGATTAACGGCACTTTGACAAGAAATAGCTTTGAAGCAGTGCAGGGTGAATGGTTCAGGGGGGCGATAAGAGATAGAGAATCTTTTGTCACGGTGGATCCGCAGACCGCTTTATGGATAAGCGAGCCAGCTTATGACGGCTATTCAGGGGTGGTGGCGATTTATGACAATATCACCGGACTGCCAATATGGGCTTGCAAGTTATGGGCGGAAACGGAGCCAGCGGACGTTTCAGGCGACGCAGAGGATATTGGCAACGAAGACACCGTTTATCTTGTGGTTTATCAACCGAATCAGATTACTTATTGGAAAGCCAGTTCTGGGAGCAGTGAGGTAGATCCAGTAATGGTAGACGAGGGCTCCTTGCCCATGCTGGAAAGTGGCAATGGCTATGTATGGCAGTTGGGCTTGGTTCCGATGGTTCAGTTTGCGAACAAGCGAGATAACTATACTGCTTATGGAGAGAGCGAAATCAGGGTTGTCATTCCTTTACAGGATATAGTCAATGCGACGTTATATGATATGATGATGGCGAGCAAGCTGAGTGCGTTTAAGATTTACTATTCTATTGGCATGAAAATAGAAAAAGATGCTATTGTTCCAGGGAGCGTCATTAATCTTATATTAAAAGACAAAGACGGACATATTATAACGAACATTGACGAGAACCTTGCGAGATTTCTCTCCTCTGTGAAAGTGGGTGAATTCGGCACGACTGATATGAGCCAATATACCAACCAGCTTGACAAACTGGAAAGGGAAATATCGCAAGTATCGGCTACGCCTGTCTATGGGATTACAGCCCAGAACGCATTATCAGGTGAAGCTTTGAAGCAGTTGGAGATCGGATTAATTAACAAGGTTATTCGTTTTCAGAAGGAGAACAGCGGTGCAGTGAGGATGCTATTTAAGCTTACTGCCTTAATTCAGCGTACTTTTAATGTTAACGCCACTTTTGAGCAGCGATTTCCTGAGAGCATAGCAGATTTTCTTGACGTATCTTCACCACCCGTACCACCTGCGGAATTAGATAATATCAACATTAGTTGGCGCTCTCCGGAGATTATCAACGTCGCAGAACAGGTTAACGCACTATCAACGATGCGCAGGGATAATCCTAACTTATGGCCGGATGAATGGTATCGAGAAAAGATTGGCGTGTTATTAGGAATGTCAAGCCAGCAGATAATGGAGGAGAGCGAGAAAGCAGACGTTGAACGTGTAAGCGCATTTGATCAGTTAGTTGGTGGGCGTTCTGGAACGGTGCCATTAGCGTGATATTACAGGATTACATTCGTCAGCTTCAGGATGCAGAATATAACCGCAGTGCCGGGGTTATTATGAGGGGTGTTTCTCAGATAACGCGGATGCCTGGAGAACTGCAGACTTCACTTGCGGAGCTTGACAAGGCGGCTAAGGCTCTTGATGTAATCAATATGGACACTCCCGAATTATCAGAGGCATTGGCTGTGTTTCGGGCTAAGATGAACGCCACCGAGACGTTAGTAAAACAATACGCACTAGCGGTTGAAGTTGGTGGGGGCAAGGTGGCAAAGCGATCCACGACAGCGAAATTATTTTATGGCACATCTCAAGACTTAATAGACCAGGGCGTTGATCCGGTAAGTGCTGAGGCTTATTCTTATTTTATGGGGATTGTTAAAGACATGAACTTGGGTTATATTGCGCCAGACCCGTCAAGCCTAGTAAAGCATTATAGCGAAAGTGATGCGTTTATCGAACGGATGAATAAATGGGGCGACGGATACGCTGACGTCGTAAATAACAGCGTCCAGCGGGGCATAGCTGAGGGATGGAATCCGAAAAAGATAGCGCGCTATATTAGAAAAACAGCAACCGACCTGCCAATAAATGCTGCTTATTCAACGACAAAGACTTTACAGTTTCAGTCTTACCGGGATGCTTCGGCTGAAATGGAACGATTGAATGGTCGGTTTATTGAAAAGAAGATTCGTATGGCTGCTCTTGACGGGAATACGTGTGCCGCCTGCATTGCCCTGCATGGAACGGAAGTGCCTAAGGGCGAGTCAATAAAGGATCACTATAATGGCAGGTGCGATGCGATATATGTTCCTGCTGGTGGGGATATGCCCGAATTCATGCAGACGTTTGGTGAACCAGGAGAAAGGAACTTTGTTCCGTTTCAGGATGGTGAAAGCTGGTTTGCACAACAATCGGAAGCTTTTCAGAGACAGACTTTGGGGCCTGGTAAGTATGAATGGTATAAGCAGAATAGGTCGTTACAAGGTCTGATTGGCAACTATTCTGACAGCGTGTTTGGGGATATGCCGGTAGTGAAGCCGTTGTGGGTATTGGATAAAACAGCAATTCAAAATGTAAATTTGCCCGATTATTATACTGACAAATTTAGAGAATATATTAATGATGATGCGAATGATTTAGTATTAGTACATGGACATCATTATCCTTCTAATTGGTCAAAAGATAAAATATCAGAATATGAAAAGCAGTTGGTTTTAGGTCATTATGACGATGCAAGACAAATGATAGATGATTGGGTTAAACAAGAATTAATATCTGATAATCCAAGAATATCAATAAGAACAAGTGAAAAGGGTTTAAAGGGTATAGCAAAAGATGGGCGTTATAAATCACAATTTGAGTCGGGTACTTCTAGAGGATTATATAGCCCAGGGAGAAGAAAAGAAGCAGAGAAGAATCTATTTAATACTCCTATTAATATTGATAAGAGTAAAAGACCTATTTATGGTATGATTAATTATGGTGACAATGTAGCTACAGGATATCAATATGGAGAATTTGAAATCGTATTAAAGAATGATGTATTGGAAAGGACAACAATAACCTTGGGCGATTCTTTAAATGTTGATAGATGGGATAGAAAGGCTTCTCCGTTTTACGATCCTTCTATTGGCTCGCAACTTGGCGAGGAAACCAAATACGGTATTAATTTAATAGAGAGAGTAAAAAGTGGGCAAGCAGGCGGTATATCATATATCGAAGCTCAAATACATAAAGGTCTTACCGTTGACGATATAGATAGTATTATTGTTGATAATGCTGGAATGATCCCATTGTTAAACGGGTTATTTTCTGATACAACTATAAAGTTTATAATAAGAAAGGGAACATAAAATGTATAAAGTGTTCTGCATGATGGATGACAAGTTGGTGTTACAGGATATGGATGATAAATCCTATTATCCAATGGGCTATGTTATTGATAAAGAATTTAATATTATTGGAGAAAAAGTTGTAATGGCAAATGTCATAAGATTTAATCCTTATGTGGAACGCCCCAGTAACGAAGATGCGAAAAGGAGGTTCACAAGAGGCAAAGAAAAGTTTATCGAGATAGGTTGACAGTTGACAGGTTTTATGATAAACTAGTAGGTAGAAATTCCTTCACCTCGTTGGGTGTAAAACTCGAAAAGGATGATAATGACAGAAGAAAATAAAGATGTGAATTCGGAAGAATCCAATAACGGTATAGGTGACGCGACTGCGGAGTCGAAAAACACCGATATAAGCCACATGATACCTAAAGACCGCTTTGACGAAGTTAATGCACAAGCGAAAGAATATAAACGCCAATTAGAGGCAAAAGACAAGGCTTTGAAGGATGCTCAGAAAGCGAACTTAAAAGAAAAAGAAGAATATAAGAAGCTTTATGAGCAGACGGAAATAGAATTAAGTAAATTACAGCCAATCGCTGATCAAGTCGAATCATGGAAAGAAACGATGGATAGAGTTTTGGAAGCGCAGATAGAACAGATTCCAGAGGATATGCGTGGTCTAATTCCAGATGAGATGACAGTGAAGCAGAAGCTGGATTACATTGCCAGAAACAAGGCTCGATTAATAAAGCCAACAGCACCCAGTATTGGCGCAGGTGAAAGAGGTGCTGGTATATCTAATAAGCGTGCATTAAACCCACAAGAAAAAGCAGTTGCGGAAAAGTTTGGATACTCCGAAGACGAATATCGTAAATATATGGATGACTGATATAGTCAAAGGAGAAATTAAATATGACAGCTCCAGCTTATACTTGGAAGTTTGTCTGTGATCTTTTTGGGAATAGAACACCAAAATTGGTTACATTAGAGGCGACTACAGACCTTTTAACTAAGGTCGGGACTCTAGTAATTATGAGTTCTGGACAAGTGGATGAGGCAACTGCATCGGCGGCAGAAGTTATTGGTATTGCGGCTGAGGAGATTTCGACGGCTGCAACAGCAACTGATCCGGTTCAGATTTATATAATCGCCCCTGGGATGGTTATTAGGGGGACTGCGGATGCTGATGCATCCGCATTGCAGGGTTTCAATGGTAAAACAATTGATGTAAACACCGATGGCTCGCTAGATGTAGCGGATACCACCGATGGATGCTTATCAGTGTGGCGGGTGAATAATAGCGCAGGGACGGAAGTTGATTGCGTTATTACATCTGGCGCATTGATTGAAGTATAAAGGAGGTTTGAAAAATGGCTACTCCTATGATTAGTAAACAATGGGCTGACTTTGTTCTGCCTATTATTAGGAAAGAATGGATCGAGAAAATGGCAGAGGTGAAATCACCTATTGCTCCATTTTATGGTATTGAAACCTCAACAGCTTCAGTTGAGTATTCTCAGGGAATTGGCTCTTTTGATATCGTCCCTGAATATAACTCAGCAAGTGCAGAAGAGCCGGGTAATAGCATCCAATATGACAGCTTTAAACCGCTGTATGAAAAGACCTTTACGCATAAAGAGTATGCTAAGGGTGTTGCGATTGCTCGTAAACTTTGGGATGATGATCAATCCGGTCTAATCAAGCGTAAGGCTCAGACTTTGGGCTTTGCTTTTGGTACAACTATTGCGACCCATCAATCTAGCGTATTAAACAATGCGTTTGCTGCGGGTTATACAGGAGGCGATTCGAAAGTTCTCTGTGCAACTGACCACCCCACCAATGACGACGACGATGGTTCTTATAGCAATGCGGGAAGCACCGCATTCAGTTATGATGCGGTAGTTGCGACCTTAATTGCGGGGACAGATCTTAACGATGACAGGGGAAATCCAATGCCAATCGTTTATGACACTATTGTAGTCCCAACGGCATTGCAGGCAACTGGCTTTGAGATTGTTAAGGCAGTCGGTAAACCAGGGACAGCGAACAACGATGCGAATTACCTTACATCGGCAGGGTTACAGCTTATCGTAGATCCTTATTTGTCAGACGCGAATAACTGGTTTATGCTTTCATCTTCGTTAGCTAAGATGCATTTGCTCTGGTTCTGGCGTGTTCGTCCTGAGCTGGCAAAAGACCCAACGAGTGATTATGATTTAGAAGCTCGGTTCCGCGGTTACATGCGATATAGCTTCGGCTGGGATGACAGTAGGTTCATTTACGGCCATGAAGTGAGCTAAAAGGAGATATGACATGACTACTTTTGGTGATATGGTATTTCAACTTGGCGGGGTTCCTGTTGGTGGCATCCCTATCTTTTTCGGTCAGCAGTCCAAGTATTATTTCGTGGATGTGACCAATGGCAATGATGACAGTAACGGACTTTCACCTTCAAGTGCGAAAGCCACTATTGCATCTGCTATTACTGCCATAAATGCTCGTGTTGATTGGTCGGCTTCACCCTGGTCAAATCACGATGTGATTCTTATTGCTCCTGGGACATATACAGAAAATTTAACCTCTTTGCCATATGGAGCTACGTTGTATGGTTTGGGGTTAGATTTGCGAGATGCTCAGAATGGCGTAAAGATTAAACCAGCTACTGGCGCACCCGTTGATGT